CTACAGGAGGTACATCTTTACTTGGACAACTTGGTATTGTCGCAGGTGGACGAGCTATAGATAAAATAAGAGGTGTTAATAAGAGTGTTGTCGATCAATACATTGAAAATAACAGAGACGGTAAAGGTATAGAACTAGGTAAAACAAACGATCAAGGTGAATTTGAACCATTTCAACCAAGCCTAAGAGAAGGTGCAAGGCTAGAAGCAGAAAAAGCTGAACAAGAGGCAATACTTGCAGAACGACAGAAATTACAAGAGCAAGAAAACCTACAAAACCTCCGTATGCAATTAGATGATCAGAATGCACCCCCTACTCCGAACTCACCACAGTTTGTTGTGGAAGATGCCACAGGTCTAACAAAGGATCAGGTAGCAGATTTACTAATATTAATAGAACAGAACCCTGATATAAACCCTGCCTTACAAAAGTCTATTAACGACTACAGAACTTCAGTTCGTACTGGTGGACAGGTATCTAACATAAACGACTTTATTAGATCTTTAAACGCAGCTATAGATGCAAACGGTATCGAAAGAACTAACCCACAAAACCAAAGCATGATGCAACAAAATCAGCAAGGTGGTGGTCGTCCTAGTTACCAAAACAGTCCTAACTACCAACGAGGTATAGACGACAACCGTGCCTTTGCAGATGAGCTTATAGAGGCCGTTAACAACGACACAACTCTTAATGTTGTCGATAAACCATTATTAACTCAGGCACTATTGAATCTTAAAAAGAACTTAGGTTCTAACCCTATTGAAACAGGTACAAGAATTATTGAAGACTTAGGAGCAAGACTTAAGAACCCTGAGGCCATTCAACAATATGTCGTACCTTATCTAGAACGAGTTACACAACAACAACCTAATCAACAAAACAATGTTCAAATAGATGAGCAGATAACACAATCAAACTTTAACGAAGGTGACCCTATATTAGGCTCTGCTTTAGACCCATTTGGTTTAGGTGACATGCTCGGTATTACTAGCGATGGTATTAGACCTACACCTGAAGAATTACAACAAATGCAAGATGGTACATTTAAACCTGAGAAGAAACAGTCATTAGTTGAGGCTTATGGTGGGATACAAAAGTTATGGGAACAAACCACAGGTCAGACTACACCATTTGAAAATACACCTGAAAATGTAGAGATTATAGCTACTGCTATGGCTCATGAAGGTATCAAAAACATAGGTTTAGATGGTAATGCTATTGGATGGTATGACAGAAAGTTAAAAGCAGCTAAAGCTATTATAAGTTCAATAGAGCCAAGGTATCAAGGTAATGAGGCAGCATTTGATTATGCTTTAGCCGTTACATCTAACGGTATCGCAGTTGCTGATAACTTTAATTATGCTATGGAAGTATTTAGAGAGTTTCTAGACACAGGAAGAATGCCTGAAAACTTTGCTAAAGGTGGTGAAAGAACACAGGCAATGCAAAATGCTTTTAAGTTCTTTAATGCATGGAATGATCAGTATGGTGGTAGAGGTAATATGCCTCTTGAAGTATTCTTAGACATGGATTTTACAAGAAGGCAGTTACAAGAAGAACTTAACGAATTTAATAAAGCAAATAACACTGATTTTCAGTTATCAGCTCAAGAAGGCTTAGATGAGGTTGTTAAAGGTAGTTACATACTCGGAGCTAAGATAGGACAAGGTTTTTATCAAAACCTGAGAGGTAACTATGACCCTCTTACTATGGATATATGGTGGATGAGGATGTGGAACCGTATGGTTGGCCGACCATTTAAAGCACCTACGACAGATGCTAATCTTAAGAAGGCAAGAGATAAAGTTGAAAGTAGGATGAAAGACCCTAAGGCCTCAGCTTTAGAAAAACAGATCATTAAGAAAAGTTTAAAAGAGTTAGGTCTGAAAAGAGCAGGTTTATACAAAGACACTAAGAAATTTGATGCTTTTATTACACAACTTCACAAAAACTGGAACAGCTACTATAAAAACTTTCAAAAAACTAATAAAAAGAACCCACCTAAACCTCCATTCTTTAAAACTGTTGGAACTCATGTAAAGAATATCAATGAAGGTCTTATGGCAACACCATTTGATGCTAAAGAACGTAGTTACATGAGGTCAGTAACTGCTAGAGCTATTGAGTTAATGAGAGAAAAAGGTTATAACATTAAGACAGCCGATTATCAGGCACTTATGTGGTTTCCTGAAAAACAGTTAGCTAGAAAGCTAGGTATACAGCAGGGTCGTGGTGAAGATAACGATTATTTAGATGCAGCAATATTACTTGCACAATCAGAAGGATTAACAAATGACCAAATCAAAGAAACACTCCCCACAGCAGAACGAGGAGAGTTCGATGTTGGATCAGGTACCATCGGACAAAATGCAGGACTTCGTTCAGAGAATGATGGCCTTAGCTCAGAGAAACTTAGCCGAGAAGAACCAATCCTCAACCTCCAGTCCAATTCTAACCAACTCGGAGGAGATCAACGATCAAGGGGAGCTAATATCAATAGAACCCTCGAACCCACCCCTACGGAGGTAAGTTCTAAACTACCTGCAATTAAAAAAGCATTTGAGGTAGGTAAAAAAGGATCACCACACGAAAACGGTCTAAATGTAACTGAGGCTTTACAGATAGCTAAAGCTATGGGTTATCTAATATACATGGCACCTACACAATCATCTATGGAGGGTTTATATGGTAAATCTATAAGTCCATTTATGGATTTAGGTGGTTTCCATGCTATCCGTCATAGTAGAACAAGTCCAAACGGAAAAGCACCTAGTGAAAAATTACTTCAAGAACTTGGATTAGATGATAAAATAACTCCACTTCATGTTGTTATAAAAAAAGCACAATCACCTCAGGACGAAATAAGAGCCATATTTACTGCTTTTCATGAAATATCTCATGGTTTGGCTATGGGAGATGGATCATCAAATCAAACTATTACTGAAATGGGATATGGTCGTGCAAATGTTAGTCCTAAGACTACTTATCGTGGTTCTGTTGAATCTGAATTAGCCGTTATATTAAATCGTATTCATGCAAAAGTACCTGATGCTAAATTAGGCCAAGACATAGCTAATGAAATTGTAAATGTTAGGTTTACACCTTTTGGAAAAGAAGGTGCTAAATTATCACCTGTGTTAAAAGGCACTTCTATAATTCCTAGAGATAGTACAATGATCCAAGAAATAAGAGAAGATGTTGAATTAACATTACTTGACGATCAGTATGGTAAAGATACTGATATTTATAAAGAAGCTACTAAAAGGCAAATGCAAAATAAATTTAACAGAGATAACTATGAACTTAACATATCAGAGATACTAGCAGATAGTATTGCTGCATATCTTATAGACCCTAAAAAGTTTAAAGAGAAAGCTCCATTAACTGCTGAGTTCTTAAAAAATAGTTTAAACGACAAACCTTCATCTAAGTTTGTTAAGTTCTACACTAATCCTATAGCAACAATCTTAGCAGTTCTTATGACGGCATTGGCTCTAGATGATCGTGAAGAAGAACAACAGCCTCAGATGAGTGCAGGAGCCTTACAGCTTGGTCAGGGAGCCTTAAGTGCCTGATCTCAGAAAGTTTAGAGCCAAGTCACCATCAAAAACTAGATTTCCACAGAAGGCTCCTAAGAAAAACTATTTTTCAACATTGATGGAAACTGAAGAAGGTAGAGCATTACGAAAGTCGTGGTCTAACAAGAAGAAGATTAACGGTGGTCGTCCAAGAGGGGTTCCTGACGGCTATAGAAAAGAGCAAATAGAACCCATACGAGCAAGAGAAAAAAGGAAAGCAGAGAGGTTAGTTAATATTATGGCTGAAAAGTTTAACATTGAAGACGAATATGCAAAGAAAGCATTAGTGACAGCAGTCGAAGTTATGAATGTTGTCGGAGAAACAAGAGAGAGACTAGCTGCAGCAAGATTAGTATTAGACTTTACTAAACAGAAACCTGCATCAAAGAATGAAGTAGCCTTAACTAAAGCTGAAGACTTCTTAGCATCTCTTGTAACGGACACAGATGGATCCACAACTAAAGAAGATTAGAGAACGACTTCTTTATGAATTTCCTTTTTACTCAAAGTCTGCATTAAAGATAAGAACAAAGTCAGGTGATATTGCTCCACTTGCTTTGAACCCTGCCCAAGAAATACTTCAAAAGGCAGTAGATAAACAACAAAAAACAGAAGGTAAGATAAGGATCATCATCCTTAAGGCTAGACAACAGGGTTTATCAACCTATGTCGGTGGTCACCTATACTTCTCTGTGTCACAGAACAAAGCTAGAAAGGCTATGGTGATAACCCACCATGCTGACAGTACTAGGGCATTGTTTGACATGACAAAAAGATATCATGAGAACTGCCCTGAGATACTTAAGCCACACACAAAGTATTCAAGTAGAAGGGAACTGAGTTTTGACATCCTCGACAGCTCATTCGTGGTCGCCACAGCAGGTGGAGATAGCGTTGGAAGAGGCGAGACGATTACGAATTGTCACGCTTCAGAGATTGCTTTTTGGCCTAAAAGTTCAGCTACTGATATTTGGAATGGTCTTGCACAGGCAGTACCGAATACAGCTAATACGTCTATATTCATTGAATCTACTGCAAACGGTGTTTCAGGGATATTTTATGACCTGTGGAAGGGTGCAGTCGAAGGTAAAAACGGTTACATTCCAGTGTTTATTCCTTGGTTCACTGACCCTGAGTACCGTGAAGACGTACCTAAAAACTTTAAAAGAACACCTGATGAAAAGGATCTTGTTAAAAAGTTTAAACTAGACAATGAACAGCTTATGTTTCGTAGACGTAAGATAGCTCAGAACGGTATAGACTTATTTAAACAGGAGTACCCATCATACCCTGATGAGGCTTTTCTTACTACTGGTCGTCCTGTATTTAACCCTGATCAACTTCAGAAGTTATTACCTGACACTAAAGACGTAGAGGAAAGACTTGCACTGGAAACAGATGAATGGGTCAACCATAGTCGTGGTGAATTAACTACATTTATCAAACACGATAGTGGAGAACAGTATGTCATTGGTGCAGATGTATCTATGGGAATACGGAACGGAGACTACTCCGTGGCCATCGTACTCGATAGTAAAAAAAGACAGGTTGCAACGTGGCGAGGCCATGTCCACCCTGACTACTTCGCAACAGTACTGTTTCAACTGGGAACCTACTACAACGATGCATTTATCTGTGTAGAGAATAACTCACACGGTATATTGACTTGTACGAGGTTAGGTAAAGACTTAGCCTACCCCAACTTCTACACTGAAGTGCAACACGATAAGATAACTGACAGAGAAACTGTGAAACTTGGTTTTACAACTACTGTTAAAACTAAACCCTTAATCATCGATCAACTCAGAGCCTCTATGAGAGAAGAAGAGTTGGAACTTAATGACAAAGTCACAATAAGAGAAATGCTGACCTACATAGTCACTGAAAGTGGTTCTATGGAGGCTGAACATGGATGTTTTGATGACTGTGTTATGTCACTTGCTCTTGCAAACTATGTGCATGAAGGAGCTTGGGATCCTGTCGAAAGTGGGAATGAATTTTATATGGAAATGGTATAAACATGGCTAAAATTGAAGAATATTCAAAACTAGAAGACAGTGACATTGTCGTAATGGTTGAAAACAACATTAAGACTTCTGTTGGATATTATGACAGTGAGATTTCTAAAGAACGTAAGAAAGTCACTGAGTATTACAATGCCACACTTCCACGACCTGCCCACGATGGTAATTCTAAGTTTGTATCACAAGATGTTTATGACAGTGTCGAGGCATTAAAGGCAGCTCTATTAGAGACCTTTGCTGCAGGTAACAACATAGTTAAGTTTGCACCTCAGAATGCTGACGATGTAGAGACAGCCGAAGTTTGTAGTAAGTATACCGACTATGTAATGTTCAGGCAGAATGATTCATTTGAAGTCATGAACTCAGCTATCCACGATGGATTAACAGCTAGAGTTGGTGTCGCCAAAGTCTTTTGGGATGAGAAAGAAGAAATCATTGAAGAAGAATTTACCGATGTAAACCAAGATGAGCTAGACATGCTGCTTGCACAGGATGGCGTTGAGTTAGGCGATAGCACAACCAACGAAGTTGGCTTGATATCAGGTACTATTGTAATGGCAAGAGATGCCTCACAGGTAACTA